TGGCTACAGCTATCTGCGCCCACATTGCAGATGGTAAGTCGCTGCGGACGATTGCCGCTTTGGATGGCATGCCAGCACAGAGCACGATCATGTTGTGGCTCGATGGGCGAAACCCAGAGTTTTCGGAGCAGTACGTGCGCGCGCGCGAGGCTCAGGCAGACAAGCTGGCCGAGGAAATCTTGTCGATTGCTGACGATGGGAGCAATGACACCATCATCGACGGCGAGGGCAATCAACGGACCGACGCAGAAGCTATACAGCGGTCTAAGTTGCGTGTCGATGCGCGTAAATGGCTGGCCAGCAAGATGGCGCCGAAAAAATACGGGGACAAACTTGCGGTCGGTGGAGCAGATGATTTGGGACCGGTGCAGTCGGTGCATAGGGACATGACAGACGCCGAGCGCGCTGTTCGCCTTGCTCGCGTTATCAACGACAACCCCGCAGCTATGCAGTCATTCATGGCCGCACTGGCTAAGACGGGTGCGCCGAAATGATCCAGGCCCGCCCATCATCCACGCCACAGATTTCGGTGACCACGACCGAGATGATGGCCGCTATACAAGCCATGGACGAGGCATCAAAGAAGGAGCTTGATTCCTTTTTGCTGGCAAACGCGCCTATTTGGGTGCCGCAAGATGGCCCTCAACTAATGGCCTATTTGAGCGAGGCTGACATACTGTTTTACGGCGGCGCAGCTGGTGGCGGGAAAGGACTGGCCCTTGATACACCTATTCCAACCACTACAGGCTGGACGATGATGGGCGATCTTCAGCAGGGAGACGAAATTTTTGACCAGGAAGGCAAGCCATGCAGGGTGACGGCAGTTTCTGAGATTAGCCACAAACCTTGCTTCCGGCTGATGTTCGATGATGGCTCAAGCATTGTTGCCGACGATGTCCATCGCTGGGTGACATTTGACGCGGACGAGTTGGCATCTTTGACGCGGAAGTCAGCACAGTGGCGTGCTTTACGGCGTGAAAAACGGCCAAGCCGCGCAGGGTCGTCCAAGTCTGATTCTTTTCGTGCAGCCATTGCTGCCAGGAACAGCGCACGGGCTCAAGCCGCAGTACCGATCCTGCCAACCGGGACCATGCGCGATACCGGGTCAATATACGACACGCTGCGCACCACAGCTGGCCGAGCCAACCATGCAATCCCTGTTTGCAAGCCGTTGGAGTGCGAGCAGACCACACTGATCGTGCCGCCATACACACTAGGCGCATGGCTTGGTGATGGCGCAAGTCGCAGTGGGCAACTGACCAGCATTGACCAGCAAATATGGCGACGCATCGAAGCTGATGGCTTTGAGGTCCGGCACTATGAGCGCGACAAGATTCAGCACAACATCATTGGCTTAAAAGTGCTGTTGCGCGAAATCGGAGTGCTTGGGAACAAGCACATACCTACCCACTACTTGCGGGCTTCATTGGAGCAGCGCATGGCTCTTTTGCAGGGCCTAATGGACACGGACGGGCATGCTGCCCTGGATGGCGGCGCGGAATTCGATTCAACAAACGAGAGGCTGGCTCTTGGTGTCCTCGAACTTGTGCGGTCTATTGGCATCAAGGCAACACTGCAACAGGGTGTTGCCAAGCTCAATGGCCGGATCATTGGGCCGAAGTGGCGGGTGAGGTTCACGACCGCGATCCAGGTGTTTGGGCTGGACAGAAAAGCCGCCAGGATCAAGAGTACCGTGCGAAGGACAGCGCATTTTCGCTATCTAGTGGATTGTCAGCCCGTTGAGTCTGTGCCGACGCGCTGCATTGCGGTTGACAGCCCAACACACCAGTACCTTGCTGGCAGCGCAATGGTGCCCACGCACAACACAGACTTGTTGCTTGGACTTTGCCTCACATCGCAAGAGCACACGATCATCTTCCGGCGCGAAGCAGTGCAGTTGACCGGCATCGAGGAGCGCATGACCAAGATTTTGGGCACGCGCAAAGGCTACAACAGCCAGGATGGTGTGTGGCGACTGCCTGATGGCAAGGTGATGGAGCTGGGAAGCGTCAAAGAGCCCGGTGATTGGATTAAATATCAAGGCAGACCGCACGACGCGAAGTTTTTTGACGAGATTTGCCACTTTACCGAGGGCCAGTTTCGCACGCTTATCGGCTGGCTGCGCACAGACAAGCCCCATATCCGCCAGCGCGTTGTCGCTGCAGGCAATCCGCCAACAACTGCAGAGGGCGAGTGGGTCAAGCGCTATTGGGCTGCATGGCTGGACCCTAGTCACCCCAACCCGGCGAAACCAGGAGAGCTGCGATGGTACGTTTCGGACGAAAAAGGTGATGACCGCGAGGTTCCCAGCGGCGATCCCGTGATGGTCGGCTCGGATTTGGTCAAGCCCAAGAGCCGCACATTCATCCCGTCCAGCGTGGACGACAACCTGTTTTTGCTATCGACAGGCTACAAAGAGACGCTGCGCTCATTGCCAGAGCCGTTGCGCTCGCAGATGTTGCGCGGCGACTTCGCGGCAGGCGCAGCCGATCCCGCCTGGCAGACCATCCCAACAGAATGGGTCAAGGCTGCACAGGCACGCTGGACAGACAGGCAGATTAAAGGGCCTATGACCGCAATTGGCTTTGACCCTGCCCGTGGCGGCATCGACAAAAGTTCAATTGCAAGGCGACATGGCCAGTGGTTTGACCGCGTTATCACTGCGCCCGGCGCCGTCACGAAGGATGGACCCACCGCAGCCGCTTTTGTGGTGCCATACGTGCGTGACGGCGCGTGTGTATGTGTTGATTCGATAGGCATTGGATCGAGCGCCCTGGATTTCATGGTCGGCCTCAATCTCAATGTGTTTGCGGTCAACGGCTCTGAAGCGTCTCACGCGACAACCATCGCCGGCAATCTGCGCTATCGCAATAAGCGCGCAGAGATGTACTGGAGATTGCGCGAGGCGCTTGACCCGACGAACCCAGACCCTATTGCCCTGCCGCCTGATGCCGAGCTTTTAGGCGACCTAACTGCAGTGCGCTACAAGGTTGTAACCATGGGCAAGGTGGCAGCTTTGCAAATGCGAGACAAGGACGAAATCCGCGAAATGCTGGGCAGATCACCCGATAAGGGTGACGCCGTGGCTATGACATTTGTCGGCGGCATACCAGCAGCAAATGTGGCAAGAAATCAATACCACGAACCACCGCCTGCCGACTGGCGACTGTGACTCAGAGGCATCCCATGCAATACCTAAAGCCCCCCGCTAACGCTGATCTGGGCCAGCCCATAACGCAACGCGAGTTCGCAGACATCATTGACGAGGCTATCGACCAGCCGCCATGGCGCGCCCAGGCCGACAAGGAGGCCGACTATGTGGACGGCAATCAGTTGGATAGCCAGCTTTTGCAGCGCTTGCAGGCTTTGGGCATCCCTCCAGCAAAGGAGAACATCATTGGCCCTGCCATCGCTGCCGTGTGTGGATACGAGGCCAAGACGCGCACAGACTGGCGCATCACTCCCGATGGTGAACCAGAAGGCCAGGACGTAGCAGATGCGATGAACTATCGCGTTAATCAGGCCGAGCGACTGTCTGGCGCTGATTCCGCTATGTCGGCTGCATTCAGGCCGCAAATTGCCGTTGGTATGGGATGGGTTGAGGTGGCGCGCAGTAGCGATCCGTTCGGGCCTGCCCACCGCTGCCGGGCAGTACATCGCAATGAGATGTTTTGGGACATGCGTGCCAAAGAAAAAGACCTGAGCGATGCAGGCTGGCTTTTCCGCGAGCGTTATATCAAGCGCACCAGGGCTGCAGCAGCTTTCCCGGATCAAGCTGAGTTGATTCGGCAGGCCGATACCGCAAGCGGCATTGGTGGATATGGTGGCTATGTCGTCGAGGGTGGCGTATCGACAGGGCTTGATGCGAGTGTCAATCAGAACAGGGCTTGGACAAGCAGGGAACAATCATGGCATCGCCGCGAGACGGATGAGGTGTGCATCATCGAGTTGTGGTATCGCCGCTGGGTGAGTACCACGATCATGCGATTGCGTGGTGGCCGCGTTGTCGAGTTCGACGAATCAAACCCAGCACACCAAGCAGCAGTGGCAAGCCAGCACGGCAAGCTAGAGCGCACAACGGTCGCGCGTGTGAGGCGCAGCTATTGGATGGGGCCTCATTGCTTGTTCGATGGGCCAACACCTTATCCACACCGGTTTTTCCCGTATGTGCCTTTTTGGGGTTACGTCGAGGATATGACTGGCGTGCCGTTTGGTCTGGTGCGTGACATGCTTTTCCCGCAGGACAATCTCAACACGACGATTGCCAAGCTGCGCTGGGGTATGGCGTCCACACGGACTGAGCGTACCAAGGGTTCCGTGATGATGACTGATGAGCAATTCCGGCGCCAGATTGGCAGGCCGGATGCAGACATCATCCTCAATCCTGATGCAATGGCCCAGCCTGGCGCCCGGTTTGAGGTCAAGCGCGACTTTCAGCTTAACGCACAACAGTTTCAGCTAATGGCAGACAGCCGGGCAGCTTTGGAGCGGGTTTCGCCTGTTACTCCAGCGCTGCAAGGACGCACAGGCACCGCTACCAGTGGTGTGCAGGAGCAGACACAGGTCGAGCAGTCGCAGATGTCGATTGCCGACCTGATGGATAACTTCAAGGACGGCCGCACGATGGTGGGCGAGTTGCTGCTCACCTTAATCATGGAGGACATGGGCAAGGAGGAGCAGGTTGTTGTGATCGAGGGCGACACCCTCAACCCAGCGCGCACTGTGGTGCTCAATAAGCCGGAGGTTGATCCTGCCACTGGCATACCGTATCTCAGCAACGATGTGCAGCGCACGCGCATCAAGGTGGCAT